TGAAAGCAAAGACATGGCCTTGTTCGCTGCATGGACGCGCGGATCTTCGCCTGGAGTGCCAATATAAACACCGCTGTTGATGAGGCCACGAGCGACGTCTGGCACCCACCTTCCCGGTGTGGTCTTGCCGGCTTGAACGGCAATATGCACCCCTACGAACTCTGCACGCTGCAGCACATTGACGCCGTCCAACACAACGCGTTTAACCTCAAAACCTGCATCCTCGTAAAGCCATGCGGCGACTGGAGCATGTGCGGATATAGTCCGTGAGCATCTGGCGAGCTGGTCATCACCTTCAAGGAAGGTGCGGTAATGCACCATTTCCTTGTTCTTTGCCTGCCCATGCCAGAACCCCTTGAACTGCCAGTTCCACGTCTTCAGGTCGTTTTCAAAGATCGCCTCCGGATTCCCGACATTGCAACATAAGTCTATGCCGAGTTCGCAAAGAAAGTTGCCGCTAGAGGTGATCTTTCTGCCCGAGAACATGTACTGTTCTTGCACCATCGCTTTCCACCGCCCGCATCTGTCTCCGCGGGTGCTCCCATTGAAGCGGATCTGCGTCTCCGGCTTCTCGGCGTCTCCTAGACTGACCTGTAGCATGCGCCAGGTGTCGTTAGCGGATTTGCCGATGCAGCGGGCGACATGATCGTAAAGTGAACACAGCTCATAATAAAAGCCGACCGTCGTACCCTCGTTCATGGCATAGCCCGAGTCGACGCGTTCATACATGCGATTATGTCCGTCGAACCCTGTTTGGTCGAGTTCGACGAAGATGCAGTCTTCCCCTCCCTCACTGAGCTCAGTCGTGATTTCATCTAGCCTGTCGTTCCGCGCTTTGCCCTTTATACTGGCAGGTCCGCAATGTTCGAAGAGCAAGTGGTCAAAGACGTATGCCACAAGCGTCTCCACAATCGAGCGTTCCAAACCGGCGTCGAACACGATGCGTGGTGATTTCCCAGGTTTGCATGTCACTTCGAGCTTCACATTGCCCGTAAAAGGTCTGAGACTAGCCTTCACTCTCATTTCATTCAGTAAGCGAACGAACTCCTCAGCAGTCACTTTGCCGGAATTCAATGCGCAAAAAAGTGGGGTCTTCGACACAAACTTTAAGATGGCGGCCTCGTTGTAGAGGATCTTGCGAACAGTTCGCCAATACTTTTTGTAATTGCGTTGAAAAATCCATCTAGCTTGCTTGTGTAGTCGCTTCTGCTCAGCTGTTTCGTTACGCAGTGTGCTTTGATCATCTAACTTCCAAGTTCCTGGCTGGATCACCCTCACCGTAGCAGCTGCGGCCTTGGTGATGTCATCGCGGTTATTCCAAACTACAGGATTGGCTATGAGTGGTCCTGCGCAAG